GTCTGCTGGTACCTCTGTATATAGTACTACTACTTAAATCTTTAAAGTGTGCTATTTCACCAGGATTAAATTTAGTTATTGAGTTATAAATATATCCAGCAATAAACGTTTTGTCGTCTGGTATAATTTCCATATTTACTGCTGGTAGATGGTATAGATATACGCCATCATAGTATATAAAAGCATTACCTTCTAATAAAAAATCAGTAAATATATTAGTTCTAAATTCTTGTAGTGGTTGGTATGGGTTTGGCCTATAATTTAATAAGTTATATAATTGTTTTATTCGTACACCTGGATAGGTACCCTCGTGTACTTTATTAGTTATATCGAAATCTAAACTGCAGCAGGCTGCTACTACCATATTAACACCACGATTTACAGACTCTAGTCTATCAAACGCAGTTTTGTAGTTAGTACTATAATCTGATGGTACGTTACTACCTTCGTACATAGCTATTACAGGCTGTGCGGGATTTAGTTTTTGTCGCATCCACTCTTTAGTTCTTGTGTACCAAGACATATTCTTCCTTTACGTAAATTTACTAAAGAGTGTCATACTACTAACAATAGGTTTATTACTTCCACCTTCAAGATGTTTTTGTTTCTGAGTCTCAATCCATCGAGCTTGTTTATCTTCAGTACCTAGTGCAGGTTTCTTACCGTATATCGCATGTAATCTTACGTGATCTCTATTACATAGCGTATACACTCGGTCGTATAACTGTACCTTGTGTTCCTCAATAAATTCATCTCTAACGGCTAAGATTCCCTCATCAGTGGATATATCATAACCTTTTCTAGCAGCCCACATCTCTAGTAGGATTGTTATAGAATGAGTATGGTGTAGTTCCAGATCCGAAGTTGTGGCACAGATATAACAATAAGGCTGCTTCTCATAAGCAGCCTTAGCTCTGTCTCTCACCCATTTTACAGGGATTCTATTATTACCAGTATTTTTTGCCATAGATTTTTTACACACATAATCTCACTACTTGGATTATATCACTCGACATTAAAAAAGTCAAGCAAATTTTTAAGCATTAAAAAAGCCCGCATAGTAAAAAACTATGAGGGCTTCTTGGTAAACAGTTTCTTCCACCACGGAAGTTTTATATATGAGTAGTATTTCATTACTAAAGTATTTAATAATTCATTCTCATACTCTGCTTCAAATATTCTATTCTCGGTATCTTCTTTTAATTCTTCGGCGCTACGCTGTTTACGAAGTCTTTCAACTTCGCTCCACGCATCAGCTAGCTTATTATCGTAGTCTTCTATGTCAGATTCAGCTTCAATTAGCTCAGCTATCATGTTAGCTGTAGATACTTTCAGTTTATCTCTATGCTTATCTAGTACTCTTATTGGACATATTTTATGTACGTAGTATGATTCTAGTATGTCTATATGGTCCGGGTGACAGTACTCTAGCACTTCGCCGGTAGGCACGCCGTAGTCTATGTATGCACTCTGTACTGCGCGTGCTGCACTACCGTTTACCATGTTCTTATAGTGCTGGTTCCATCTTTCATGTATGTCTAGTGACTTACCTACATAGGTATCTCCGTTACTAAACTTTAGTATGTATATTCCTGATTTCATAGTGTAAATGTATGTATCGCGTATCTAACAGCATCAGGTATGTGGCTGAATGCGTGTTTGGGTTTTTCGCGAGTTAGTGTTTCTTTATCATCCCATTGATACTGGTCAAAGTATGCTATAGTCTGTTTACAGTGTGGTGCTATTTTTAGCCTGTTCTGTTGTATCAGTGTTTGCACGTTGGCGATACCAGCTAGCACATCTTTCTTAGCCCTTATTGTCGCTATGTCATATGTGTAGGCCAAGTCAGCTGCGAACTGCGCTGCAGCCGAGTCTATGAATATGCTTTCAATTCCCCACTTTTCAATCAACTCTCTAAAGCGATCAACGTGTGTAGCTGTTACAGCCTCTGCTTCGCAGTACTCATCCACAATCCAGTAGCAATCTCTAGCATGCTCGTATACTATGACTATAAAAGCTGTAGGATCTTTATAGCCAGGGTCTAGTCCGGCTATTACTTCATACGAGTCTTCAGTAGGTTCAAAGTTTTCTATATTATCGTCTGTAACGTTAAATATCTGGCCTTCATATGCTACGAACGATGCCATATATTCTTGTTCAAACTTAGCTTTACTATTAGTGTTTCTAGCTTCTTCTACATCGCTAGCACTCATACGAGTATTCTCGCTATAGTCTGCTTGTAGCGACACCCAGGCCGGATACTCGTCTAGAAAGCCCCGATTCCAGTACTGGCTAAACCAGTTATTCTTACCACGGGGTGTACTAATGAATATTGCTTTGCTGTCAGGCCTGTCAAGTGTAGGACGTAGTGCGGTTTCAAACGCCTCATCACCACCCTCGCTAATCGCAGCCTCGTCAAATATGATCAGATTGTAGGACCTACCCACTGCACTGTCTACGGTATTTACCGAACCCATGCGTACTGAAGACCCGTTGGCCAACTCAATGACCTTATCTTTCATATTATCACGAACTACTTCTAGCTCAAAGTGATTTATCAACTTACGTTGCAGTTCAAATGATATCGAAGACAGACTATAATTAGGCGACATTATCAGTACGTCGCATCCAGGCACTAAACAAACTAACTGCCCAATTATATTCGAGATATACGTCTTACCCAATCGGCGCGCTAACGCAGCGCAAACAAATCTGTATCTAGGATCGTTAATAGCGTTAATTAGCGCAATTTGGGGTCTATTTATACTATCGTACAAATTTAATAATTTCAAGTACGGAACTATAGGTAATTTAATAAACCTAGAGGATACGGATCGCTCCGTTATATCTTCTGTATCAACTTCGGGTCTGCTTACTATAAGCACTTAATTCTTCCTCTACTTTACTAAACACACGTTCCCAGCTATTAGGATTTCTGAATACGCGTACAGAATTGTACCACATATTTGAATATCCCATAGAGTTATCGCCCCATCTAAAGTCTGTCATACGCAGTGGCTGAATCATCCAGCACGGCATACCTAGAGAACCACATAAATGCACAACTGAAGTATCAATACTAATTACTAGATCTAACTTACTCATTGCAGCTATAGTATCATCCCAGGTCTTATTACCCATACTCTTAAATCCTAGCTTTCCGTGCTCGATAGGATTTATAGTGTAAATGTTACCGTATTTTTCTAGCTTTTTAAAATATCCTGGTAATGAAGTTCTAATGATATTATTTGCGTGTGTCTTACTACCACTATAGACTATACCAATATCTAGCACTCCGTTAGGAACCTTGGGCACATATCTATCAGCCATCCAGGTATCACTAGGCATTCTTTCATGAAATAGTCGTACTAAACTGCAGAATGGTATCATGGCAGTAGGTTTACCTACATCCGAAACATGTAAACACGTTTCATAGCCTTTAAATAATGTATTTAGTTCTACTGGACATTGTATAGTTATACGCTTAGCGAATTCTGGTAGATACTGCAAGTATCTACCAACCATTATCTTATCGCCGATACCTTGTTCTGACAACACAACCAAGTGTTTTACATTCTCAAATCCAGTCCATACTGGTATGTTTGGTACGTCTACATATAAATCTACAGGCGGAGTCTTCTTAAATCTAGACTCATAGAGCTCCCATGCGCTGATAGCGTAATCCCACTTTTTACTATACACTTGTTTGAGTCTAGCATTGGCTAGGTTCCATACAGCGTTCCAGTGTACAGTGCCAGTTTTCTTACTGATCTCTATAGCTTTTTGATATAGAACTACTGCATCGTCGTTCTCATCCGCAGCTGCAGCAATTAATCCTAAATTATTTAAAGCTTCAGGATATGGTTCAGTTAAAAAACTACCGTTGGAGAACGGTACATTAGGATCATTAGCTTTTAAATAGTGCTGGGAGGCTTTGTATTCCTGACCCATAGCCCTATAACAGTTTCCTAGATTTAAATGTATTTCCTTACAGGGGAGATCTTTTATAATCCTTCTATATATTTGTTCTGCTTTTTCATATTTATTTGCGTATAAATATTTCGTTGCTCTGGTGAAGTCCGATTGCGTTTCTTGTTGGCCCATGTAATATTGAAATTAAAAAATATGTTAATACACATGCTACTATATATGGTAGCACTAGAATAGAGATTATTAGTGTTGCCAGAATTATTATATTATCCATTAGCACTTCCTATCAGTTGTTTAATTAGACTATCGTATTTACTTCCCCCATCATTAATTTGTACGTTTACCTGCGATTTAATGCTGGACTGTCTGGCTTTTTCTAATTCTATCTCTTTATCCATTTGTTCCATAGTCATCTTGTGACTTAGAGCTAGAAGATCTGCGATATCCTTGCTACTTCCTACTTCTGCTTCACTCATATCTTGGAACTTCTTTTTGATTAGGGCATCCATAGCCTCTCGCATCAAAAATCTATTATTGTACCCAGTATTAAAAAATACGTTGTCGATATAAGATTTGACCTCTCTTTTTGAGAGGATGCTTGATACGACTTCTGTGGATATGTCTAGCTCTTCTGCTACCTTTTTTAAGTCTTGTAGCTGAAGATAGCAGTTAGCTACTTCCAGGCCTTCAGGACTTATGTTGATAACTTCGGCTGGAGTATGGGTTGGTAAATTCATAAAGTAATCTTTCTGTCGCAGTTATCATATTATAACAGTATGGGCCGATTGTTGCAAGCTAATATTTAAGGTGGTCAAAAAGTTAACTTGAATTTTTATGGCTATTGGCTTATAATATATAGATTGTGGCACCCAAATCGTTGTCAAAATATCATAGCGGATTTGGCACCCAAATCGTTGTCAAAATATCATAGCGGATTTGGCACCCAAAT